CCCGTCATTCCGACGTAGGCGGCGGCCACGGGGCCCGCCTTACCCGGAGGCCCTATAACACCCGTCGGGCCTGTTGGCCCCGCGGGACCTGCTTTACCAGTCACACCTTGAGGGAGTGCCGAAGCGGGACCAGTCGGGCCAGTGCCAGCAGTCGGGCCAGTAACGCCACCAGCACCGATAAAGCCTGGACCAACCGGACCAGTATAGCCTGTTGAAATACCGTGTGGTCCAGTGGCACCTGCGCCGCCTGTTGCCCCAGTGGCGGCTGTTGGGCCGAGTGGGCCACCAGGACCGACAACACCTGGATCGTTCTGTCGGCCGGTAGGACCAACAAGCGCAATATTAGCCGGACCAGCAAGTACAGGACCGGTAGGACCAGCTACACCACCAACCAATAGAGTAGGACCGGTAGGGCCCACGCGACCAGTCGCGCCGCGGGCACCGTACATATCCGCGTCGTTGATCTGATCTACTACCTGTTTAAGGACAGTCGGTATCGAGTTATCGTCAAACGTATCCGGAAGTACCGGATCAGGTGCAATAGCGCCAGGTGGCGGAACAAAAACCATAGTCAAGCCCTCTCGTTATTACGTAGCCCCGCCACCCGAAACTGTTAGAACACCGGAATTAAGCCAGACCGCTCCGGTAAGACCAGGGCTCGTGGTTGGCGGCACAAAGAGGAAGCCAGGACCATAACCCGTAGGACCAGTGATGCCGGTCGGGCCAGTGAGGCCAGGACCTGCGGCACCGGTAGCGCCGGTTGGTCCCGTAGGACCTGTGGCACCAGTCGGACCTGTTACACCTGCACCGGTTGCGCCAGTCGAGCCGCCCGTTGGACCTTGTGGGCCAGTAGCGCCCGGCGAGGCACCAGTCGGACCTGTGTTACCAAGCGGACCAGTCGCCGCACCAGCGGGACCAGTTGGGCCTGTGAGCCCGGTTGGACCCGTGGGACCCGTATTACCTTGCTGACCTCCTGGACCAGGAGCGCCAACCGCTGGGCCAGTGGGGCCAGTACCGCCTGTCGGGCCTACCGGGCCCGTGGTGCCGCCCTGGGGGCCAGTTGCACCCGTTGGACCCGTGACACCCGTTGGGCCGCCAATGTTGCCTGCATTAACCGCGTCGACGACCTGTTTAAGGACGTTACCTATCGCGTTTCGGTCATAATTTTTCGAGGAAGTGATAGCCATGGCTTTCGCCCCTTCACAGGTTAATTCTCATGAACCCTACCGGACATTCGTTACTCTTTCCTTAAGCACTCACCAGGTTAATAAAGCGACCCGCTGCCAAGTGTTTGTAGCCGTGCATACGTAGATATAGTTCACATCCCAGCAAATCATGCCCTGCTTACCGGGAGCCGACGAACTTGCCGGGGTAATCATGGGTGCTCTCAGTGGGGCACCGCAAACAGAAAACTGGGTACTAAAAAAGTCTATTCCTAGAATAGACGGGCCCACACCAAAGAAATGAGCATTAATAGCCACGGTTGAGCCAGTAGCATCAGAGCGAAAACCATCCCAATAAGCCCCAAGCGCGCCAGCATTTTGGGTACGGTTTTGAACCGCGACATAATTTACAGCAGCGCAATCAAATCCGTTATCGATATTATGAATTTCCACTGGGTTCAAAAACACGCCATTCGCGCCAGCAAAACAATCACCGTTGAATAGCGTGACAGCCGGATTGGCCCAAAACACGGACGCCCCCGGTAAAGTCGAATTCACAGTACCCGTTGCATTAAACGCAACACAATCACCTTGGCCACTGTTCTGAACATGAATACGGGAGAAACACGCAGCAGTGCGACCCGAACTACTGTTTGTACTGTTGTTCCAGCCGGACTCGTTCAAAAAGTACGCCGCAATAGCCGATGCTTCTGGTGTATAAATATATCCCGTAGTTGGTTCCCCGAGTGTAGCCGTACCAGAAATCGTGTATGAAATAGGAAAAGTGACTTTACTCAAGTCGCCAGCAAATGCCGTTCCGATCCCATTCCAATTTCCTAATGTAGCAGGTCGAGATGAAACAATCTCTACAATTGGTTTACCAGGAGGACCCCACGGGCCTGTCGGACCCACAATAGACTGCATGAGCTGCTGGTCGTTGGCAACTTGTTGAACCAAACTTGTCATATATGATCAACTATTAAGCGGTTGACTAGATAATTTTCTCATTGTAAGCGGTGCATTAACCGTATCCGAAAACGGAATATCGGCCACGAAGATCCTCACCCGCTGTAGATATAGACGGAGCCGCAACGACAACCTTTTCCGTAGAAAACCGGGCAAAGTCCTGGTTCAATGTCGCAAAGGTATGCGTTGTGTCACCTGGCAGAACCACGTTCACTGTAGGAACAGGTGCCACACTACCTGGTGGCAAAATGAGAAGTGGGCGGCTCATTATCCGACTCCACCTGTTACGGGCATGGCCCCTGAACCTGGTTGATTACCGACGACCGCGGTCTGCGGTCCCATTGAATTCGAAGTCTGCCCCGCCTGATTACCTTGGCCCTGCGCGGCTAGTTGCGCCATGCCGGGCTCCGTACCGATATGGACCGGCGGACCTTCGGGCAGGCGAGCCCGAGTGGCCAGTACGCCAGCCGTGAGTTCTGTAGCGATCCGTTGAACGCCCATACCAACGCCCTTCTGGATGCCTTCTTCGACCCGCTGCTCGAGGGCCTGCTGGTTCCCCTGTGTTTTGGCTTGATCCTCCTGTTTGACCATCTGGTCAATCTCTTGTTCGGACGGAATGATCTCTTCGCCATCTAACCCCACCACATTGGACACCGCACGAAGCAGGTTGGCACGGCCCTTGATGCCCATGATCTTCTGGTCGACCGGGTTCATCGTGTGCTGCAGCAACTCGATCTGGCGCTGGCGCATGGTTTCTTTCTGGATCGCGACGTTGACACCTTGGACACTAACTTCTTCTTCACCGGTCAACAAGCCAGAGGTATCCGTCAGCAAGATCATATCAAACAATTGCAGAAGGGACTGCTCGAGAACCTCACGATCGATATTCGCGCTCACGGTTTGCAAGATCTTGGAGGCATTGCCCATCAGCATTGCCAGGCCCGAAGCGGTGCGCCCAGCACCACCCCCAGCTTGACCACCAACGTACTTGGGAATTGCTGACACGTCGTCCGCAATATCGACAAACTTTTGGAAGACCGCCATCAACGGTTCGGCGTTCGACGTCGGCATGAAGAACTTGATCGGGTCGCCAGTGTTGGCGCCCATTGGGTTGTCTACGACGTGCCAGCGTTTCCATGCGTACAGATCCTCTCCATTCTCTTCTGGTGCTAGGCGGCTGTCGTTAACCACCACTTGAGGACCGGATGCGATCGACATGTTGTTAACCAACGAACGGAGAGTGGCATTGGCCACTTCTTGGAGGTCGGCCAATAGATCCGAGAGGCCGTTCCCAACAGGTGTACCTGGTACTTTTTCAAATGACGTAATGAAATAAGGGTGGCGCTGGCGAGGGCTAGGTGATAAATGAGCTTTGATGACGTGACTACCAACCACCCATGCTTGGATATTATAATCGCGGAGTTCATCGGGCACAGCCAAACCGTAGTCTTGGAGGGTACGCCCTTGGACATTGCCGTTGAACTCCATCATGCTGATCAAGCCGGAACGGTTCCAAGCTGGATTCTCCCGGCTTTCGAGCACCGCCCGTTCAGCATCTGTCATATCCCAGTTATCATATAGCCCACCACGGCCGTACTCGTCAAGACACGCCCTAATCTCGTCATGGTTGTATCCGGGCAAGTCGAGAAGATCGTTGAGCTCCGCACGCGACAGGCGAAGCTTCTCAATCATATTGGCATTGGCTACGTCTGACACACCTGGGGTCCACCACAGATCAAACGGCGATACCCGGTTCCAGGTGAGGAGGGGGGTCTGCTGTATCGTTGGGGCACCACCACCGTCGGGCCAGGTGACCTTCGGCATAATCTTAACCACAGGGCCCTTGATGCAAGCAAACACGAAGATCGGTAGATCAACCAGAAACTCCGCGAGGGCGTGGTAATATCCGCCATCCCGCAGCAGTTGTTCAATCTTGTCTTCTGAGTCCCGGGCCTGCTGGCTGGCCTTCTTTTTGGCCGCATCCTTGGCCGCCTCCAAGAGGGCGGTCTTGCGCTGTTCAAGCTGGTCCGGCGGGATTTGCTGGCCCTGCTGTTGCCCCATTTGGACCTCAGATTGAACCAATTTGTCCACGGATTGTAGGATATTTGGGGGTACCTTGGGGTCTTTCGGTGGGCGCAGGCCCCAAGCCTGGTCCTGGCCTAGGTAAATATCTCGCAGAAGAGAGCTTGCTGCCCGGCATTTTTGCGCCGTTATGCGTGCATAAACGGCACTCCCGCCAAACTTTTTTATTTCGGCTAGTTTGGATGGGGAGTACTGACCATTGAACACCCGAAGGGCCTCGATCAGTCGATTGGACCACCCAGATTGGGTGTTTCTGTGGTTCCGGAAGATCTCGTACTGACCACGAATATAGCTGGCCAAGGACGATATATCGGGTGCTGGCGGCGCGTTGGCCGTAGCTTTATCCTGCGCTCGCTGCTGAAGCTGTTGCTCGAGGGCGGCGGGGGGTATAACTTGAAGGACGCCTTCGGAACCTAATGATTGGGCCATGCTGCCTCGACTGGAAAACTCGCTTGACGACGATACCGTCTAGATGCTAAGGATTTCTTAACGTGTGTTCGGCATCATAAACTCATGAGTAAGAAGTCAAAAACGGTACCCGCAACCGTGATACTTCCGCCGTTGCCGGTCCACCTACCAGAGGGAATTAACCTCACCCCCACAGGGCTCGCGGCACTGGCGCGCGAGGTAGCCATCGATATTAAAGAACTGCCTGACATACTAAGGCTGTACAAACTCACGGAAAGCGAGTATAAGCGTATCTGTGAGCTACCGTTCTACTCGAAAGCCCTGGCAGCGGCCACGATCGAGTGGCAAAGTGCCGAGGGCACCCACACACGTATAAAACTGGAAGCGGCGGCGATCATGGAAGATGCAATGCCAGGGTTAGCCGCTCGCATGAAGAGCCGCGACGAAGCCTTTCCAGCAGCAATAGAAGCGGGGAAACTGTTCGCGAAACTGGCCGGACTTGACACAGCGGCAAAAACAAGCGAAGGGGCGAGTGAAAAATTTGTAATCAAAATCGACCTCGGTGCCGACCGGCAACTGAAGTTCGAGAAGGATATTACACCTATCCTCCCCGTAATAGAACAAGAGCCCCAGAAATGAGCGAAATAGAGTTAGCTTGGGCGGCGGGATTCTTTGATGGAGAGGGAAATAGTAATTCCTCTGGGAGAACCTTTGCAATGCGGATATCCCAGGTCCATAGAGAAGTCCTCGACCGATTCTGTGCTGCGGTGGGGGCTGGTAAAGTATATGGCCCCTATCCAGCCAAACAGGAAAACCGACAACCACAATACCGGTATGAAGTGGCGGGCCTATCG